AACAACTCATTTAAGATACTGGACGTAATTAACGATACGTCTAACTCCTTTATGCGTTCCGCTAGTTCCTCTTGGATGAATAACGCATACCTAGTACAAGAGCCTGTCAAAGGTTCTCCTGACTATTACTCTTGGAATGGTGTGGACACTAACGGTAATGCCTTAGTTGACTTGTACCCTAAGCCAGACAAAGCGTATACATTACGATTTAACATTGTAGACAGAGCAGACCCATTTGCTCTTGACGCAGATAAACTAGTTGTACCTTCATCACCAGTAGTACAGTACGCAGTAGCCTTAGCCTCCCGTGAACGTGGAGAGACAGGCGGTACTTCAGCACAAGAGTTATTCTCTTTAGCGGACACTACGTTAGCAGATGCAGTAGCGTTTGATGCCGCTAGATTCCCTTCTGAAACTGTATGGACACCTTGCTAATGGCACAACGATTACAGAACATTACAGTACAAGCCCCAGGTTTTGCGGGCATTAACAGTCAGGATTCACCACTGTCTCTTGACCAATCCTTTGCGGCTACCGCTAGTAACTGTATCATTGACGAATATGGACGTATAGGGGCGCGTAAGGGCTATACGGAAGTATCTACTGATTCTAGTACAGCTACACAGTTAGGCTCTAGTAGAGGCATAGAGGCTGTACACGAGTACGTTAAGAATGACGGTACTAAAATAGTATTCTCTGCAGGCAACAATAAAATATTTACAGGCACTACAACTTTAACTCCTGTAACACTTCCCGACCCTTATACAATAACAGCTAACAACTGGAAGATAGTTACATTTAATAATAACGTAGTATTTTTTCAGAAAGGTCATCACCCTCTTGCTTCTATAGCAGGAAGTACTACGTTAATTAAAATAGAAGACGGTGGACATGACGCACCTTTCGGTAATGAGGTCATAGCCGCTTATGGTCGGTTGTGGGTTACAGGTGTTACTAACGAACCAAACAAAGTATACTGGAGTAGTTTACTTGTCTATGATGATTGGCATGGTTCTGGAGCAGGTTCGTTAGATTTAAATAACGTATTTCCTACAGGCGATGATGAGGTTATGGCACTGGCGGCACATAATGGTTTTCTCATTATCTTTGGTAGACGTTCTATTATTGTTTATGAGGGTGCTGAGTTTCCTAATGCCGCAACGGTTACTTTTAAACTATCTGACACCATAGAAGGCGTAGGTTGTATCGCTAGAGACTCTGTACAACACACAGGTACTGACATCTTGTTCTTGTCTGAAGATGGTGTACGTAGCTTTAGTCGTACTATACAAGAAAAGTCAATGCCTATGCGTGACATTAGTAACAATGTCCGTACTGAGTTAACTACGTTGGTTAGACAGCAAGCTAATCCTATTAAGTCTATCTACAGTGCAGATGAAGCATTTTACTTATTGTCTTTACAAGATAGTCAGACAATCTATTGCTTTGATATGCGGGGTACTTTACCTGATGGTGCTAACAGAGTAACCACATGGGCAGGTGTTAATCCTCGTAGCCTAGCGATACTACAGGACGGTAGTCTTTACTTCGGCAGAGAGAATGGTATATTTAAGTACGGAGAATACTTAGATGATGGTAGTACTTATCAAATGCTTTACTACAGTAACCCGTTAAACTTCGGTAACTCTACTAACCTTAAGTTCCTTAAGAAGTTTAACATTACAGTTATCGGTAACGTATCCGCACAGACTACATTAGCATGGGGATATGACTATGACGGTGGGTTCACTAAGAAAAACTTTAGTACTGAACAAGCTAACACACCCATATCTGAGTACAACGTAGCTGAGTTTAGCATAGGTCAATACACAATAGGTACGGACATACAACGTCCTAAGATTAACACAAGCGGTAGTGGTACTGTAGTAACCATAGGTATCGAGTCTACTATCAATGGCGCACCTTATTCAATACAACAAATAGATGTACACGCTCTACTAGGGAGATTAATTTAAATGACTGATTATACTATAACAACGAACTTCGGAGCAAAAGATAGTCTTCCTTCAGGTAACGCGGGTAAGGTGATTATAGGCGAAGAGTTCACAACTGAATTTACAAACATACAGACAGCGGTAAATACTAAGGCTGACACAGCGGGTGACACGTTTACTGGTGCAGTTAACTTTAGTGCTGACGTAGCTGTTAATACTAATACATTATTTGTTGATGTGTCTGAGGCTAACGTAGGTATAGGTACTAGTAGTCCTACTGAAAAACTACAAGTTAACGGAAACATCAAGATAGGTGATTCCCATATAATAGGAAATGATGCCTTTGATAACTTAACTCTTATATCATCAAGTCCTGAAGGTATTGTTTACGGGTCTAATACAGACCATATAATTAAAACGGGTGCTACAGGGCTTAGTGCTACAGGCACTGAACGTATGCGTATTACCTCATCAGGCAACGTAGGTATTGGCGAAGCTAACCCCACTCAAAAACTACAAGTCGATGGAAATATTAGACTAGGTGACACAGCCGTAGGCGTTGATGATGATGAAGATTACAACATAACTAGCGGTGGACAGCTAAACATACACGCCAACGATTCTGGCGAAAATCAAAATTATGTAGCATTAAATCTTAAATGCGGTAATGCTAACGGTTCTGAAGCGGCTTCTTCTCGTATTGCTTGTTTTGTTAATGATGATGAGAAAATGCGTATTGACTCATCAGGCAACGTAGGTATAGGTACAGCTACTCCTAGCTTTAAAACAGACATAAACGTCAATTCGACTTCAGCAAACGATACTCAGATTGCACTTCGTGTGAAGTCAACGACCACCGCTGACATGACAAATGATTTTGGTGTTAGCCAACTCTTTTCAGTCGAGGATAGTTCTGGTACAAACTTCAATATTGCACAGTTACGCGCAGTACGTGATGGAGCAGATGACTCTGGAGCATTTGCATTCGCACCTTACTCTACTGGCACTGCTACTGAACGCATGCGTATCGACTCATCAGGCAACCTATTGGTGGGTACTACTGATAATACTTTATATAACAATAACGCATCTGGTGCTGACTCAAACGGAACAATGATTACCCCTAGCGGAGAAATACAAGTTGCTAGATACCAAGAAACACCTTTACTAGTTAATCGAATGGGCAACAACGGTACTTGTATATCTATACGCAATAGAGGTGTTGGCGTAGGTTCTATTTCTACTACATCAACCGCAACAACTTATATTACTTCATCAGATGAACGCCTCAAGGAAAACATTACAGACTCTGCTGACGCAGGTAGCAAGGTTGATGCTATACAGATTAGACAATTTGACTGGAAGGCTGATGGCTCACATCAGGACTATGGTGTAATTGCTCAGGAGTTAATTAACGTAGCACCTGAAGCTGTAGCCGAAGGAGATACTGAAGAAGATATGATGGGTGTTGACTACAGCAAGTTAGTACCAACCTTAATTAAAGAAGTACAATCGCTACGTAGTCGTGTAGCAGAACTGGAGAATGTATAATGGGATGGGAAGAAGTATTAGGAGGAGGCACTCAGGCTTATCTTGTTAAAGATATGTTTGATGAGGCAATCGAGAATGTTAAGAATTTAGGCACTCAAGCTCAAGAAGGGGCGCAAGACTTAGCTACTGAAGTAGAAGGCATGACTGAGTTTCAACCTTTTACTGTAACTACTGGTTTAAGCGACATACAGACAACACCCGAAGGTGGTTATGACTTAAACCTAACACCACAGCAACAAGCGATGCAGAACATAGGTTTGAGTCAAGCACAGACGTTTATGTCTGGTGTCGGTCAAGACCCAATGCAACGTGAGTTACTTGCTCAGGCTAGACAAGGCTTTGGTAACATAGGTCAAGACCCTAGACAACGTGCATTGTTATCACAAGCTGATACAGCACTAGGTCGTGCTATGGCAGACCCGCGTTCAGCACAGGCTGACCTGTATGAGCAAATGAGAGCCGTACAACGTCCTGAGGAAGAACGTCAGCGTTTAGCCTTAGAGGAGCGTATGTTATCTCAAGGACGTATGGGCTTAAGTTCATCAGCATACGGTGGTTCTTCTCCAGAGTTATTAGCACAAGAAACTGCTAGACAAGAGGCTATGGCTAGAGCAAGTCTAGGGGCTAGGACACAAGCTATGCAGGAGCAACAGCAAGCCTACGGTCAAGGTCTTGGTTTGCTAGGACAAGCCTCTGGAATGCGTCAACGTGAGTTAGCGGAAGCACTTGGGTTACAAGGGGCAGGATATGTACCACAACAGCAACAACTAGCCGCGGCAACAGGACTAATGGGTCTAGGTTATACTCCGCAGGAGCAAGCGTTAGCAACACTAGGTTATGGTATTGATTTAGCTAAGATACCTGCACTGGGTCAACAGACTGGTGCTGAGCTCTACAGTCAACTGGGTCAAACAGGTTTAGAGAGTATATTACAGGCTAACCAACTTGCTACAAACATGGAAATAGCAAAAGGTACGGGAATGCTAAATGCTTTATTCCGTGATGACGGTAATATTGTTCAAGATATAATTAACGCTATTCCGTGATGACGGTAATGTTGTTCAAGATATAATTGATTTGTTCTAAATCTAAAGGAAAAAGACAATGGCTAGAAATAGAGATATAGCGGGACTACTTACAGGAATACCTAGTGGTGGTTTTGCACAAAACATGATGGAAATGTCTAGAGAATTAGGAACTAGGTTTGGCTCGAGTGTTACAGGTATGATGACTGGTGATATACGTACGCCTAATCAGCAATTAACTGGAGACATAAAAAACTTTAAGAATCTGACTCCTGAAAGACAGCGAGGTCTTATAGGCACACTACAAGCAAGCGGTCAAACTGGACTAGCAAGGACACTTGCGGCTGATTTACAAAAACAGACTCTTGCTAAAGCTAATGATTTAAGAAGAGAAAGTTTAATCACACAGGCTACTGACCTAGGTTTAGCCCAGACTGCAACGCTTTTAACAGACGGTGGTAGTTTAGATAAAGCCGCTGAAGATATACGCAAAGCCCAAGAAACAGATATTGTCAGCAAACAAGGTCGTAAAGGTAAAATAGCAATAGCCCGTAGCCGTGACGTAGGTGCGCCCGTGCTTAAAGCTATAGGACAAGGCGACTATGATTCCTTAAGCAACGAAGAGTTCCTTAAAGTAATATCAGGTGAAAAAGCAACCCTTAAAGTATACACAGATTCTACTGGTAAAGCAAAACCTTTCCGTGTGAATGAGTCAGGTAAAGTATATGACAAAGATAAAAATAAGTGGGTTAATCCTTCTGAATTAGATTTGACACAAGCCGCACAGCTAACTAGAACAATTACTGATGCTGATAGAATATCTAGTAAGTTAAAAGACAAGGCTACGGATAACTTCTTTGTTGCCAATGAAAAAGCACTGTCTGCTCAGAAAATATTAGAAATTAATGCTAACTCTCGTTCATTGATGGAAGAAGGTATTATTACTGGAGCGGGTGCTAACTTCTTATTGGGGATGGCTAGTATTGGTGTTCAGTTAGGTCTTGTACCACAAGGCATTGAAGATGATTTAATAGCTACTCAAACATTTATGGCTGAACGAGGCAAGCAAGTCCTTGCGTTGTTAGGCTCAGGAGATGTTGGTGCGGGTACTGGTATTTCGGATAAAGATGTTCAGTTTATGAAGGAAGTAGCAGGTCAGCAAATTACGTTAAACAAAGAAACTTTAGCACGTATTATGCGTATTGAAGAAAAAGCCGCTAGGAATGCTATTGCTACAAGTAACTCACGCTTAGAAGTAATGAAGCAGTATGTTGGTGAAGACCAAGACTCTGCTCTATTGGATACGTTCTTTGTGCCTATGCCAGAACCTTCAGTTACAGGCTATGTACCGACACAAGCGGCTCAGACTTATCTAGAGCAAGCTAGGAACAGAAGAACTCAAAAACCTCAATAGGAAGTTATAATGCAAATTCAAAATTATACAAAAGATGAATTGCTTGACGCTTTAGAAATGGCTGACCAAGCGGCACAAATGCCTAATGCTTCACCAGAGGATATTGCAAAGGCAAGTCAGGCGGTCAACGAGCTTACAGGTATGCTTGAGGAGTTTGATAAGTCTCAGGGCTATCAGCCCGAAGAGTTTGTTTCCGAAGAGTCTTACAGAAAAGTACTAGCGGACGCAGGTAAAACAATAGATGACTTACCTGTGTTTTTAGAAGAGTTGAGACAGAAGGAAGAAGCAGGTACGTTGTCCAATAGAGAGCGTGGTATTTATGGTGCGTTAAGTGGTAGAGGTAGGCTAGGTACTGGTCTTGACTTGGTAGGGACAGGTATAAGTCTTTCGGCTAGAGAAATCAGCAAGTTTATACCAGACAGTGTAGAAAAGAAAGTTGTTGACGGTGTTACTGACTCAGTTAAAAGGTTAAGTGAAATACCTAATGTTGATAAAGTAATAAACGCTATAGGAGAAAAAGGAAAAGATTTTTATCAATGGTGGATGCAGTGGAAATCAGAAAACCCTAACGATGCTATGGGTGTAGAGAGTATTCTCAACGTGGCGCAGGTGTTTGCTCCTCCGTTTAAGCGTAAGCCTATTCCAGATAAAACTATGTTCCGTACACAGGCTGACAAACAACTTGACAAAGCTAGAGAGTTAGAAACTGGACAGCGTAGAGATTACTTACAGAGTTTAATTACGCCTATATCTACTAAAGCTAATGATGAAGCCCGTGCTAAACGTATGACTCAGAATGAAAAAGGTCGTAATGTTTACAACCCTACTGATGAAGAACAAGAAATGGTAAACGTATTAAAACGTGTGCCTGTCAGTGCTGATAATAGTTTAGTAGGCAACAGAGTTATACTGGATACTGAGATAAACAAAGTCCACAACTCTTTGGTCAAACAGCTAGGTAAATCTAAAGTCAAGTTAAATAAGAAAGAATTAAACACTGAGTTAGAAGGGATTGTAGATGACCTACAGGAAACTAACCCTGTACTTGTTGGTGATGCCTCAGCAGTAGCTAAAAAGATATTCAACAAAGCACAACAGCTGTTAGCCAAGTCTGATGGTTCTCCTGCACAGCTTATGCAAGTACGTAGAGACCTAGACAAGTGGGCTAAACAACAAGGCAAAGGTAGCTTTGACGGCAACGAAAATGCATATACAGTAGCACAACGCGCTGTACGTGACTTCCTAAACGAAAAAGTAGCCGATGCTGTACCTGAGACTGCTGTGTTAGACAAACTACGTAAACAACACTTGTTACTGCGTGCTAATGACAGAATACTACCTAAAGCCGCACAAGAGGCTGACACAAAGATAGGTCGTTTAGTTGATAACTTTTACATAGCAACAGGGACTACACCTCCCAAGACTATGTTAGGTAAAGTAGCTACTGTGGGTTTAGCTACAAGTATCGTAGGTGGTGCGGGTATGCTAGGTGCGTTACCTTACTTAGCTAGTGGTGCAGGTATAGGGACAATAGGTTATTTATTTTATCGTGGTTCAGTCAGCCCTTCGCTACGTAAAGGACTATCAGCCGCGCTTAGAGAGACGGACAATTTGTTAAGCAGTAAACTGAGCAAAGAGATGCGTAAGGCTATACAAGCTGACCGTGTTATTCTTGTGGAAGCTATGAAACTACCTACAGCACCAGAAGGAGCAGATGACGATGAGTGATGCTTTAGATACTAAAAGCCCGTGGAGTTCTTTAAGTCAGCCTAAGTCGGCTAGTCAATACTACGCCAAACAGATGCTAGACAAGCCACCAGAGGAAAGACAAAAGTATGCTGAAGAATTGGCATACAATCAACTTTCTCTTGCTCCTGTTTCAGGTGAGGTTATATCTGCTAAGGAGGCTAAAGATTACTTTGGAGAGGGAAGGACTGGCATGGGTATGTTGGCTACCGCAGGTGCTATTCCTTTTCTAGGCGCAGGTATACGTCCTATAACGAAAGCTATAGGTAAAGTCGTAGGTTCTGTTACTAAACCTGCAATGAACTTAAGAGACTCAGGGTTAAGGGGCAATGTATTAGCAGGACAAAGCAATTATATTGACAATTACTATGCTCCAAGTCCTGATGTAACCCCCACAGCTATGGAAAAGAAGGTAGCCGAGACTTATCTTAAAAGAAAAGGTCAGGACGCTAAACCTTCGTTGGTTGACAGGACTGCTCAAGCAGGTAGAGGCATGATTAAGTGGGCGGCTGATGCTCCCGCTAATGTTTTAGACGCAACACTTAATCCTGCGGCTCGTGCCTTGTACAAAGAAACAGGAATTAATAGACGAAGCCAACAGAAGATACGTAAGTTACTAGAAGAAGGAAGTTCAGACCCTAAAAAGCTATCTCGAATGCTAGACAAAGCTACGGCTCAAGGTATATACATGATGCACGTAGGAGAACAGGCGGGTAGGCTTGGTAAACTTTCTCCTGAGTTAGAAGAGTTAGCATCCTACTCCTACATGGGAAAAGCCTACGTACCTGCTACAAAAGAAAACTTTATTAAGGGTGTCAAACAAACAGAGACTTTACGTAACGGTAAAAAATTATATGTACCACCTAAAGATTTAGATAGGGCGTATGACTTCTTTGAAAATAATTTTAATTTACGTGATGGTGCAAAGTTAGTAATCAAACAACCAACAGGTAAGTCAGGAAACCATCTTGGTGATTTGGTTACTAAGAATCCAACTAATGCTTTTGGTAGGAAAGCGGCTGACAATTTAAAGAAATCAGGCAAGAAAAGAACTCCTAACAACTGGAGAGAGTCTCTTGTAAAAGAATCTGATGATGGTAAAAACTTTAGAGTATTGCAACAGGATTCAGACGGTGGTGTTTGGGTACGTTCAGGAACAAAGGCTAAACCTTTTGTAGGTACTGCTGTTGTAGAGGGAGGAGTAGCAGGTTTTTCTAAAATGTATCCTAATGGTAATACTGTTAGCTTTATGTATGACCAACACGATTTCTTAGAGAAGATACCTGCTGTTGGTAAGATACTTGAAGAGGTGTTGCCTAAAGATGTAGTGGCTGTTGCGGGTCCGATTCATCACAATATATTTAGTAACAAGTGGGGTAAGAACCTTGAGTATAGGAAGTCCTCTACTACGGAAACACCTACCTTAAAGAAAGACCCGAGCAGAATGAACCAACAAGAACTACAGGAACTTTTAACTAGAATATCTAACGTGAAGCCTTCAGCCAAAGGAACGGCAGTAGAAACAGGTAAGGTAGTGGGGACAGGCGGTTTGTTAACAGGTGCTTATACAGCAAGACAATCAAATGATGAATAACAAAAGGGGGCATTACGCCCCCTTAGTTTTACCTATGCTATTTCACACGCGCCTCCGACACACGCCAGTTCTTGCGAACCTGTAGTATTATCTTCCTTCTCGAAGTGTTCTAAGTCTTCCCACTTAACATCCACTGGCATAG